GATTACCAAGGCACTTGTTGCCGAACGTGCGATCTTCTTCGTTCTTCTACCATTCTTTCGCTTTAATGGTGACGCTGGTATGAGGACCGTTTCAGCGGACATCAGCCGAGACGAACAAATCCACGTGGCGGTCAACTCACTGGCACATGCCGAGCTGGGTTATAACATCAGCCCCTCCCTGGACAAGCTCCGCAAAGCTACAATTAACTGGGTGATGCAGCCCCTGGGCGAGCACACCGATAAGTATTTGAACAAAAAATTTTGGCTGGAATCTAGCGACCGCTTGATGTACGAAGGCAAAGCTCCACAGCTTGCCGAAACAAAAGCTGCTAGGATGCCAGCGTTCTTTGAACATAGCAATGTCAATCTCCCCCAGTATGCTTGAAGTCAGTGGGATGCAAGCACGTGCGCTTGTGTCTCAGCTTGAAGAAATCTTTCCACCCACCAACCCTACACCTGACGATACAATGGAAAAAATTATGTACCGATCTGGTCAACGTAGCGTCGTTGAGTGGGTCATTAAATATATGGAGGATAACTAATGGCTAATAAATATTATACAAATTTACGTAGGACCGCCCGTGCAACAAGCGCAGATTTTGCAAGCGGAGCCACTTTGTATGGTAAAGGAGCTGCTCCAGAAGGTTATTTTGGTGCTGGAACTGCTTCTTATACTAACAAAGCTGGTAAACAGACATTTAATGTATTCAAACCTACACCAACACCACAACGTATTGAGTATCAAAAAGATCCTGAATACGAAACCCGCCTTGAGCAACTAGCTGCACAGATCCAAGAAATCGGATCACGTGGTCAAGGGTTTACTGGTCAGCAGCTAACACAAGCTGGTGGTCTAACTTCTGAACAAGTCAGCCAGTTAATCAGCCAATCAGCGGCGAGCACTCAAGAACAATTTGCCCCATTGACTGAACAAATCAGTTCACTGTCTGCCTCTTTGGCAGCACAGCAACAGGCTGCAGAACAGTCTATGGCAAGCCAGCAAGAACGTTACGCTACCCTGCAGCAACAGCTGTACGGTCAACAGCAAGCTGCTGCTCAGACTCAATCGGCTTTGCAACAGCAACTTGCCTCACAACAGCAAGCTACTCAGACACAACTGGGTAAGCTCAGCGCATCCATGTATAGACCTGAACAGCCTGGCGGTAGATCTGCTATGGGTGTTAAGACTGCTAGGCTACCAAGCCGCGCCTTTGCTGGTGGCGGCGTAGGTGGTGCGTTCGGTCGCCAAGGTCTACGTATCCAATCTATTAACGTCTAATTAAATGTCAGCACGTACACGCTATGACTATTTGTCAAGCGACCGTTCTCAGTTTCTTGAAGAAGCTAGGCAAGCAACAGAGCTGACTCTTCCATACTTGATCCGTGGTCATGAAGAATATGTCACGGGTATGAAAAATCTTAAGACACCGTACCAGAGCGTTGGTGCTAAAGGTGTAGTGACCCTGGCATCAAAGTTGATGTTAGCTCTCCTCCCTGTGCAGACTTCGTTCTTCAAACTGCAGCTTGACGAAAGTCAGTTGGGTCAAGAGTTTGGGCCTGAAATTAGGTCTGAGCTTGACTTGTCTTTTGCAAAGATTGAACGTATTATTCTTGAGTCCATTGCTGCATCTGATGATCGCGTTGTCGTTCACCAAGCACTGCAGCACCTGGTCGTAGGTGGTAATGCTTTGATCTTTATGTCCAAGAATGGATTGAAGTTATACCCTCTGAACCGCTTCGTAGTGGATCGAGACGGGAACGGTCAAGTGATTGAAATAGTCACAAAGGAACGTATCTCTAAAAAACTTATTGAAAATCAAATTGATCTAGACGGTCAGCCTAACACGGTTGCTGGTGATCAAGTTTATCATGATGATGTAGATGTCTATACGCATGTGCGTCGAGACAACAACCGCTTTATCTGGCACCAAGAGGTGTACGACAAAGTCGTTAAAGGTTCACAAGGTAAAGCACCAGTTGATGTAAACCCTTGGATTCCTCTTCGGTTTAACACAGTGGATGGTGAGTCCTACGGTCGTGGTCGTGTGGGTCAGTTCATTGGTGATCTTAAGTCGCTTGAAGGGCTGTCACAAGCTTTGGTCGAAGGGTCAGCAGCGGCTGCTAAGGTAGTGTTTACTGTCAGTCCGTCCAGCACCACTAAACCAAGCACATTGGCTGCTGCAGGTAATGGTGCTATTATTCAAGGACGACCTGATGACATTGGCGTCATTCAGGTAGGCAAGACTGCAGACTTCCGAACTGCATATGAGATGACTCGTACGCTTGAAGCTCGTCTGAGTGATGCATTCCTTATCATGAATGTTCGTGATAGCGAGCGCACCACAGCAGAAGAAGTTCGGATGACACAGATGGAGCTAGAGCAGCAGCTAGGTGGGTTGTTCTCCCTGCTGACTGTTGAGTTCTTGGTACCATATCTTAACCGTAAACTGAGCCAAGCTCAAAAGACCGGTGAGATTCCACGCATTCCTAAGGACATTGTCAAACCTACTATCGTAGCAGGTATCAATGCACTGGGTCGCGGTCAAGACCGTGAAAGCTTGGGTCAATTCTTAGGCACCATTGCTCAGACACTTGGTCCTGAAGCCATTGCTAACTTTATCAACACTGATGAGGTTATCAAGCGACTGGCTGCTGCACAAGGAATTGATGTACTGAACCTTGTACGTTCTATGCAAGACGTACAGGCTGAGCAGCAGGCTATCCAACAGCAACAACTTGCTATGCAACAACAACAGATGGAGATTGAAGCTATGAAGACTCCAGCAATGGATCCTTCTAAGCAACCTCAAGCACCTCCAGAAGAGTATGTTGCAACACCTAACACCCCTATCTAATTCACCCTTTTAATTCATGGCAGAAGTAATGTCTATGATCTCGGAGGATAACTCTCCGGGAGAACTTAATTCAGATGAACAAGAGTCTCTTCAAATTGGTGAAGAGATGGAGCAACAGCAAGAGAAGATGCTTGCTGGTAAATACAAAAGTGCAGAAGAACTTGAGTCTGCATATCTAGAACTGCAAAAGAAACTAGGTGAAGGCTCTGAAGAACAAGAAGAGCAATCAGAAGAGGTTGAGGAAGAGGCTGAAGGTTCTTTGTTTGACCGTCTTTGGGAAGAGTCAAAGAACGAAAAGCTTTCCGATGAGCTAGCTAAATCTATTGCAGAAGCAAACCAGGGTGACCTGGCAAAGATGTATCTAGATTATCGTACAGAAGTTGAGAGTCAACAACCTGCTCAGCTTACTGAGGAGGACGCTACCAACCTTAAAAATGCTGTTGGTGGTGACAAAGTATATACTGAGATGATGGGCTGGGCAAGTCAAAACCTGCCGGACCATGAGGTCGAAATGTATGATGCTATCATGGACTCTGGTAACTCAGCCGCTGCGTACTTTGCAGTACAAGCTCTTGCCATGCGTTATCAAGATGCGAACGGTGTAGACGGTGAGTTGCTTCAAGGCAAAGCACCTGTCAATACTAACGACACATTCAAAAGTCAAGCAGAACTTGTCGAAGCAATGGGTGACCCACGCTATTCACGTGACCCGGCGTACCGACAAGAGATCATGCGTAAGCTTGAACGTTCTGACATTGACTTTTAATGACTACTACTATTGAAGACCGAGGTCGTCTAAACCTCTACGCAAAAGAACCACCTATGACAATCATGGACGTAACTGAAACCCACAACGAAAAGGCTGAAAAGCTTAACGGTCGCCTGGCTATGCTGGGCGTCATGGCTGCGCTCGGAGCGTATGCAATCACTGGTCAAATTATCCCTGGTATCTGGTAATGCCTCAAGGTCCTGGAACTTACGGCTCCAAAGTTGGACGCCCTCCAAAAAAGAAAAAAAAGAAAATGTCTTCTGGTCAAAAGAGGATCGCTGGTCAAGCTGGTGATCCTAACAAGATTGAAGCAGCAGACTTCATGAAACTCCGTCGTCGTCGGATGGGCTGATGCATAAAGGCAAAGGTTCGTGCGGCTCCTATAAAGGAGGCAAGAAAGGTGGCGGTAAAAAAAAGTAGTACCAAGTCCGTCAGTCTAAAAATTGGTAAACACAAATCCCGTTCCGGTGGCTTGACAAAAGCCGGGCGGGAAAAATACAATCGAGAGACCGGTTCCAACCTGAAGGCACCACAACCAGGAGGAGGTCCGCGTAAGCGTTCCTTCTGTGCTAGGATGTCTGGGGTCAAAGGACCGATGAAAGATTCAAAAGGTCGTCCTACAAGGAAGGCACTTGCCCTACGTAAATGGAAATGTTAAATGGCTAAACGAGGTCTCTACGCTAACATTCATGCTAAACGCATGAGAATCAAAAAAGGCTCTGGTGAAAAGATGCGGAAGGCTGGTGCACCTGGTGCTCCTACCGCTGCTAACTTCAAACGAGCCGCTAAAACTGCTAAAAAAAAGTAACACACACACACATGAAATCTATTATCGCTTCCGGTCTCCTCCTCGGCATGGCACATGGTGCCGCTATTGCTGGTCCCTACGTGAATGTTGAGAACAACGCTGGCTTTACCGGCTCCGACTTCACCAGTCAGACTACCGACTTTCATGTCGGCTATGAGTCTGAAGGTCCTTTCGGTTCTTGGGGAGTCCAAGGCGGTCCTTCCGTTGTCGTGCCTGATGGTGGCGAACAAGAGACCGTGCTGACTGGCAAGATCTTTGGCTCCGTTGCCGCATCTGAAAAGCTCTCCGTCTATGGTGAGCTGTCGGCTGCGTTCGATGACACCAATACCTATGGCACCAAGGCTGGTCTGAAGTATAGCTTCTGATTCATACAGCCCGCCACTGGATGTGAGCCTTGGGCGGGCTTCATTAAAGTGCTCAAATACATACCCTTGTAAAAACAACACCGCACTTTTAATGACCGCTATTCTTTCACAGAGGCAGTCTCGTTCTACTTGGGAAGAGTTCTGCCAGTGGGTGACGTCCACTAACAACCGTCTGTACGTTGGCTGGTTTGGTATCCTTATGATCCCAACCCTGCTGGCTGCTACTATTTGTTTTGTAACTGCCTTTGTGGCAGCACCACCTGTAGACATCGATGGAATTCGAGAACCAGTCGCAGGCTCCCTCCTCTACGGAAACAACATCATATCGGGAGCCGTCGTTCCGAGCAGCAATGCCATCGGACTACACTTCTACCCAATTTGGGAAGCTAGTACACTTGATGAATGGCTCTACAACGGGGGACCGTTCCAGCTCGTCGTGTTCCACTTCCTCATTGGTATCTATTCTTACATGGGACGAGAGTGGGAACTTAGCTATCGACTAGGTATGCGCCCCTGGATCTTCGTCGCTTACTCTGCACCTGTTGCAGCAGCGAGTGCCGTCTTTCTGGTGTATCCCTTCGGACAAGGATCCTTCTCTGATGCAATGCCACTCGGCATTTCAGGTACCTTTAATTATATGTTTGTCTTTCAGGCAGAGCATAATATCCTTATGCATCCATTCCATATGCTGGGAGTTGCTGGAGTCTTCGGTGGCTCTCTGTTCTCTGCTATGCATGGTAGCCTGGTTACCTCCTCACTTATCCGTGAGACAACTGAAGAAGTAAGTCAAAACTATGGTTACAAATTCGGACAAGAAGAAGAGACTTATAACATTGTTGCCGCTCATGGCTATTTTGGTCGTCTTATCTTCCAGTACGCCAGCTTCAACAATAGTCGTAGTCTGCATTTCTTCCTGGCTGCTTGGCCTGTGGTTGGCATCTGGTTCACTGCGCTAGGTGTTAGCACCATGGCTTTCAACCTAAATGGATTTAACTTCAACCAATCCATCCAAGACCGTGAAGGTCACGTTATCAATACGTGGGCAGACATCCTGAACCGAGCTGGTCTCGGCATGGAGGTCATGCACGAACGCAATGCCCACAACTTCCCGCTGGATTTGGCAGCTGCTGAGACAACTCCTGTTGCTCTGACTGCACCAGCAATCGGCTAATCAATTCGTACGTTCATCCCTAACGGGACGCATGTTGCCTAACCATGGAACGGGGGTTAGGTTTATCCTGTACGAACTATGTCTGATCTCGAAAAGCGCTTCATCATCAAAGAGTATAACAAAATGCTCCGTCAAGAAAAGGAAGTCGCACTGTGCTACCGTGGCACAGCTTACAAGAAAACTGTTTTTAACTAAACCTACTCATGCCACATCAATCTAAAAAAGTCCAAACATCAATCACAAAGATGACACCTGACACTGGTGATGTGGTTTTCAAAAGATGTGGTCATTGTGGTGATAAAAAACCGCAATGTCGGAAACAAAAGAAGTGCCTTAAGGGTCTTCTGTAAAAAGCTTGGGAGGCACCTCAGAGTCGGACCTCCCTTGCATTGGCACGAGCCGGGTACGCCCGACACCTCGCGCCGTCTAGACGGTGGGATAGACCACAAAAAATTTTTGATCGATCAAGAAACCTGTAAATACTTTTTTATTTTTAATCCATAACAATGGCACATCAGTCTTCTACTTTGACCACTAGCCTTACACGGCCTGGTCAATCTAACGCTGCGGGTGACGCCCGCGCTCTTTACCTGAAGCTCTTCTCAGGTGAAATGTTCAAAGGGTTCCAATACAATGCAATCGCTCGTGACCTGGTCATGAAGCGTACCCTTACCAACGGTAAGTCCCTTCAATTCATTTATACCGGTCGGACCACGGCTGAGTTTCACACCCCCGGTAACGCCATTCTTGGCAACACCGATGGTGCACCGCCAGTGGCCGAGAAGACCATCACGGTTGATGACCTGCTGATCTCCAGCGCCTTCGTCTACGACCTTGATGAGACCCTTTCTCATTACGACCTGCGGAGCGAGATCTCCCGTAAGATCGGCTACGCTCTTGCTCAGAAGTATGACCGTCTGATCTTCCGTGCTGTCACTCGTGGCGCACGTGCTGCATCTCCGGTTACCAAGTCTAGCTTCGTTGAGCCCGGCGGCACCCAGATCCGTGTCGGTACTACCGCCAACGCTTCTGACGCATATGACGCTCAGAAACTGACCACCGCCTTCTTCGACGCCGCTGCTGCGATGGACGAAAAGGGTGTGTCCTCTGAAGGACGTGTGGGCATCCTGAACCCCCGTCAGTACTACGCTCTGATCCAAGAGGTCGGCAACAATGGTCTGATCAACCGTGACGAGCAAGGCGCTGCCCTGCAGTCCGGTCAGGGCATCGTTGAGATCGCTGGTATCAAGATCTACAAGTCCATGAACATTCCGTTCTTCAGCCAGTATGGCACCAAGTACGGTACCGGTTCTGCGACCAACCCTGGCACCACCTCTCCTGGTAACACCGGCTCCTTCGTTGGTGAAGCCCTGGAAGATGCTGCTAACGATGTCACTGGCATCAACAACGAGTACGGTGAAGAAACCGAATTCGCAAACTCCTGTGGTCTCATCTTCCAGCGCGAAGCTGCTGGTTGTGTTGAAGCCATCGGTCCCCAGGTGCAAGTCACCTCGGGTGACGTCTCCGTGGTTTACCAGGGTGACGTGATTTTGGGTCGTCTCGCCATGGGCGCAGACTACCTGAACCCTGCTTGTGCTGTTGAGCTGTACGCTGGTACCGCTACTGCACCTGCTGCATTCTGATTTATTCAATTCTGGGGGATCCTTCGGGGTCCCCTTTTTTTTATCTATATGGCTTTTCCTACCACTAACTCGCAGCAAGAGCTGCCTGCTGTCAATCAAATCCTGCAGTCATGTGGTCAAGCGCCTGTGACTACCCTAGATCAAACCAACCCGGACGTTGCGATTGCCTATCAGACTTTGCTCGAAGTCTCTCGGGAAGTACAGGCGGAAGGATGGACGTTTAACAAAGAGTCACATTACACGATGACTCCTGACATTAACAATGAAATCTTGATTCCTAACAACGTTCTTCAGATCGATTTGACTGATAACGCTGCTAATGTTGAGAAAGATGTTATTCGTCGAAGCGGTAAGCTGTACGACAAAGTCGAGCATACTTATACCTTTACTCAAGCTGTAGAATGTGACATTGTCTGGCTGTTTGACTGGGTTGACTTGCCTAAACCTGTCGCTGATTTCATCACTGCTAGAGCGGCTTCTATTACCTCCAGCCGCATCGTTGGTGACAACAGTCAATATCAAATCCTACAACAGAAAGAAGCATTCACCAGGGCTATGGCTATGGAGTATGAATGCAATCAAGGTGACTATACTTTCTTTGGTCACTCTAACGAAACTAATCACTATCAAAGCTACAAACCTTATCACGCACTTTATCGGTAATGGCAGCAGTAACTCAACGGATCCCAAGCTACCTAGGTGGCGTATCACAACAATCAGATCACAAAAAGCTACCAGGTCAGGTCCGTGAGTGTTACAACGGGTTTCCTGATGCAACCTACGGGTTGACTAAACGACCTGGTTTTGAGCACATTATCAACCTAAGCACAGGTACCACATACGATGATGGTAAGTGGTTCTTTATTAGGCGTGATGATGACGAAGAGTATATCGGTGTTATCAAAGGCACTGATATTGACATTTGGAATGCAAAAACAGGTGTTGCAGCTACTGTTACATTTCCTGATGGTACTGGTTACCTGACTGGTACAAAAGATAATTACAAAATTATTACGGTACAAGATACCAGCATCATTGTTAACACAAGTAAAACAGTTAATGCACTAGCAGCTCCCACTGGTTACCACCCTAACCGGCAGGCAACTGTTGTCATTAACAGTGTTGTGTCTGGACAAACTTACACCGTAGAGATCACTGTAAATAGTACAACTCAAACAGCAACCTTTACCACATCATCGTCTAGCACAGTTGATGATATTCTTAACAACCTAAAAACAGACATTGAAGCATTTACTGGTGACCACGCTAACATCAGCGTCACTAAGCTTAGCAATGAGTTGGAGCTTACTCACACTGCTGACATGGAAGTCCATGCTGAAGGTGGTATCAACAATCTTGCAATGTTTGCATTTGAAGAATCAGTAAACAACATTTCTGATCTTCCTATTCAAGCTGTGCATGATCGTAAAGTTAAGATCATCAACACCGCTGCAGATGAAGATAATTATTGGGTTAAATTTGTAGCACATGACGGTACGTCTGGTGAAGGTTTCTGGGAAGAAACTATTGACCCTACCGTTTCTACTGGTTTAGATGACAGCACAATGCCGCACGAGCTGGTTAACACTGCTGCTAATACATTCATCTTCCGTGAGATTGACTACACGTCACGTTTGGTTGGTGACAATGTAAGTAATCCACATCCTAGCTTTGTAACTAAAAAAATCAGTGCTGTGTTTTTCCATAATAACCGTCTGGGATTTTTGTCCCAAGACAACGTTATTATGAGCCAGTCTGGTGAGCAGTTTAACTTCTACCACCTTACTGCACAAACTGTTGTTGATTCTGATCCTATTGATATTAGTTGTTCGTCTATTCGACCTACAGCACTTCATGCGGTTATTCCTACACCTCAGGGTGTTGTGTTGTTTTCAGAGAATCAGCAATTCATTATGTTCTCTGATACAGGTGTGCTTACTCCTGCGCTGGCTACCATCCGTACACTTTCTAACTATGAGTTGGATAGTCAAATTGAACCAGTTGACGCCGGTACAAACATCAGTTTTGTAAGTAAAACCCCTGGTTACAGCCGTGTGTTCAGTATGGTAACCCGTGGTCAGCAAGAAAACCCCCAGGTGCTTGACCTGTCACGTGTTGTCAAAGAGTGGATTTCACCAGATGTAGATTCTATTATCGCTAGTCCGCAGAACTCTTTGGTTGCTGTAAGCGGTCAAAGCCTTAACGAAGTGTTTCTATACCGTTATTACAACGACGGTAAAGAAAACCTTATGGAGTCGTGGGTTAGCTGGTTAATGCCTGGTACTGTACAGTTCCTAGCTACTAGCTCTGACGATATGTATGCTGTAACTAAACAAGGTAACCAG